GGTTACGGGGGCCGCTAGGACTCAGGAATTGTGGCTTTCTAAGCGCTGTTTCTTGTTGGTTTCGTATGGCTTCCCCAAGCTTACCGTTCGCGTGCCCGTCTGCGTAGTCACCGCCATTGTGCCAAGTGCCGCTTGCGCACGACGGCTTGAAGCTCGGCAACTCTCGCTGCAACTCTCGCCGCTGCAACGCGCGGAAGGCCTCTTCTACCGCCTCCCCGTGCGCTTGCCGTTGCTCCCGTGTCGGGTTATTGATGCGTCGAAACTTGGCAACGGTTTCGCCTAACTTAGGGTAGGGGGGATTCCCCTTGGGCATATACACGGCTACACCCCCTCCGGCTTTACAGCGCGAAGCTTCTCCAGGCAGTCGAGAATGACGAGTGTTTCAGTTGCAAGCTTTGCATCCCGGTAGTCAGGACTTCCCCAATGCGCGCGGGCTTCGTCCATAGTAAAATACCGACAGCCCGCAATAACCCGCCATTTGTCATCCGCGCAAGGGACGTAAATGAAACAGTAGCCATCGGATCGCATGATACCATACACCCGCGCATCGCCGGACACCCGCGCATCGCCATACACCCACGCATCGCCGAATACCTGCGCATTGCCATACACCCACGCATCGCCGAATACCTGCGCGTTGCCGAATACCTGCGCGTTGCCGAATACCTGCGCGTTGCCGAATACCTGCGCATCGCCGAATACCTGCGCATTGCTGAATACCTGCGCATTGCCATACACCCACGCATTGCCGAATACCTGCGCATTGCCGGACACCCACGCATCGCCGAATACCCGCGCATTGCCGGACACCTGCGCACTATCGTGCACCCTTGCATCTCCAAATACGTGCTTTCCCGCTACATTGTAATCCACTGCAACCCCCTTATGACAAGTGTGATGATTACCGCCAGCGTGCATAGTGCCAGCAGGGCAAATGGGAGAGCCAGCAAGAGAACGCTGACTATCCCGTTCTGGTTTTTCAGGCTCAAGCGCTCACCATTAATCGGGTATTGGTCGCCCACAGCTCGGCGCGGAGTGCCTTTACCGTGTCACGCCACTGGATCACAGCGCGGTTGTCACTCGACAAGGCGGCGCCGGGATGGCAGTTTTGCAGGATCGTCGCGATCAGCTCGAAATCTTTCTTGTTCATTGTGTCCCCCTCAGTTAGCAGCAAAGTGCTGCGGTCAGCCCCTTGCACCGCGTCCAGAAAGGCGCCGGCTTACGTGCAAGGGGCTGACCGCAAAGCTCTACACACAGTCCCAAGCAACGGTCCCATCGGCATTGTACACTGTGACGTTTCCATGGTCGTTGACGAAAACGCAATCTTCGCCCATTGCCTCGACTTCACTAGGGTCAGAAACCTTCGGCAACTCGTTGACTGCTTCCATACTGGGCCAAAAGCCAAAGTCCGATCCGTCGCCTTCATGCGCGCCGAAATAGCAATAAGGCGGTGCGAAGTGTCCCAGCGCCATCTGCAACTCTTCCAACAGCCACTCGGCCGCATACTGGTCATCGGCTTCTACCGTCTCTTCCGTCTGTGATTCGGCCGCGCCAATGCGCACGGCATAGTCAAAGACAGTCCTCGGCATTAGTACGCCAAAGTTTGCCTTGGTGTGCTTGGCAAGCTCACTGGCAAATGTAGAAAGCAAGTCGTAGGTCCGCAGTGTGCCGTGACTTACTGAACCGATCGAAGCGTATTTCATGCTACCCCCTCGTTTTCGATGATTGATAGTCGCATGGCCAGGAAAAGAAGGGCCCGAAGCGCTGCAAGAACCTTGTCCATATTTCCCCTCCTCATGTCCGATCGACACAAATAATCTACTCTATCCAACCGTCGAGGTCAAGCTAATTAAATTGCTTTGTTTATATAAACAACGAAATAAAATAACACAAATATTTATTTCTTTGCATGGGGTAAAGTTCGTTTATGAACATTTGTTCATTCTACCTGGTGGCGCTTAAGCGCCACCTTTGCGAATCACTTCGCGGGCATTATCCCGCTTCTTTTTTGTGTATCGACGGAGCCAATTCCAACGGCAACGCTTGGCCACCTCTTTGAACTCTTTGTTGAATTTTTCTTGCCGGAGCAATCTACCAATTAAGCTTGCCACGTTTCAATCTCCACTCTCGCGAATCACTTCGCCATCGGGCCGCAGCCACCGCAGCGTCAGTGACAGACGCTACAGGAATGCGACTCGATCTATTTTGAGAGCACGTCATAGGGGAAGGCAATGCGCACGACGCCTTGGTACTGTCGCGCCAGCTTGTGGTTACCAACGTGCTGGGGATCGAATGCGCGTTCGGTCTTGGTGAAGATCGGTCGTCCAACCTCGATGAATAGCCACCGGTCACGTCCGGGGTAGTAGATGCGATGCCACGTCGCGCCTCGCAAGTGCCAGTTGGTGAGCTGTTCGTGCGATAGGCCAACCGGCGGATCGCCAGGGCCAAGGCGCTCCATGGGGCGCCATAGCACGCGATAGATCGTTGGCACTCGACGAGGATTGCCGTCGTGCTCAGGAGCGTCCGCATCGGTCATGGTGTCCAGGACTTCCTCGCGGACCATGTAGCGTGCCTTGCTGGGGCGGAACGGGTTTTGCTCGACTAGCATGGCCTCGAGGTCGGCTGTGACCAGCATGATCCCGCCGCGCGCATGGATGAACGGAAGCTTGCCTTGGTAGACGCGATGCCAACGCCTATCAATCTCCCGACAAGGGGCGGGGAGGATTTCGAAGCGCGTTTGCGTTCCTTTGTAGGTTTTAATGTGCGCCCTTGGCCGGCCTTTAATTTCCTGCTTGCGAACGACAATGATGCGCTCCTTGGTCAGCCGCTGGAATTGCATGCTAGGATCGAAGTCCTTTCTAAGGACTTTTCGCGGCGGGCCTTGGCGGAAGCCTGAAATCTTTTTCACGGGTTTTTCTCCTTTAACGTGGAACCTGCGTGCTCGGTTGGCATCCATGTGTCAGATTATAGTGTGTTGATTGTGTTGAAAGTTTGGAGGTATTCTGCCAGATCACTTACTTTCGAAGCAAGTCGCAAGCCAGAGGTTTGTGTATGGTTTGTTCTCACTATAAAAACTAAAAGGAGAACAAAACTTTTTACTCCTGATCTTCTCCTTTATAAAAGATATGACTAAATACTAAACTTCCCCTTGTCGAATCAAAAGCTTAACACCTGACACGTCGATGCCAACCGCGCACAAATACAACTTATTTACAACTTATTTAATTCGGCGCGGTTGTATTTTCCCTTATAGGTTCGAGTGAAAACGGTTGTGCAGACCTTGGGTTGTATTTGAATTAGGACTACCATCCTATAATTAGGACTTCATTCCTAGCGCTGGGGGTTTGGGTCCTAACTTGGGAGAGCGAGGGGCTGGCTCGGCGGGTGAAATTTTTGCTCACGACACATTAAAATCGCGGAACTAAATGATTTCCATATAAATATTTATTTATAGACTTTCCGCGCCAAAAAATAAATATTTGGGAGTTCATGTTTTGTTCTCTAACCCAGGCGAAAAAAATCCCCCTGAAGGGGACCAGTCGAGTGAGACGCTCACGACTGCTTCAGGGGATAGTCCAGGGAGGAAACCATGTCCTACACGGCTTCGCAATTACTTCTTACCATGCTTGGTGGATTTGTCAACCTTAACTTCTTCAGCATACCCAGCATCTTCATTGGTAGGTTTGCGAAGCGACGCCTCCACTTCGTCGACCGCTGCGCTCTCATGATACCCAGTCGGGGCCTGCACATGCGGCAGTATCTTTAACGCTTGACCATCCGGCCCGAAGGTAATCGTGCTCGTCCTGGTCTTGCTGTCGTGGGCACCGACGAGTAGATCGGGCACCGCGATCCGCATGTACCTGTGCCCGCTTCCTGCGTGGCTCCCCAGCGTTATCGTAGCCCCGGTGTGGGCGTCTACGATCTCCTGATACCGGACTTCGAACTTGTCTTCTGCATTCATCGTCAGTCTCCATTTTATGGACACAATTTACTGCACACTTGCCATTATAGAAGGATCAAGGCGAATGAAAGTCCCATTCTCTCTCGTCAGCACGGCAATCTTCGGCGGCTCCTACGACGAGGAGACGCAAGAGCTGGACCTGACTTTCTCCAATGGTCGGACATACAGTCTGCATAATGTGCCCAAGACTGTCGTGGAAGAGCTTCAAGAGGCCCCTAGCGCGGGGAGTTACTTCAGGGATCGGATGAAGGGGAGGTACTGATGGCGACGGCAGAAGAGGTAGTCGCGCAATCTCCGGGGTTGAAGCGCAACACGTTGAGCCGTTATGGCAAGAGGTGGCATTTGCGTGAGAACTACCAGATGACACAAGAGGAGCGTGACAAACTTCTTGATGAACTGTATGGAGAGAAAACGATGATGATGCATGAGTCAACTTATGAGTACTTGAAGCCAACCGATAAGCAGATCGAGAAGATGGCGAAGGTCCGCGTGGCAGCTAAAGCCTATAACGACGTGCTGGATGCCGTTTTGCCGGATGGCCCCGATAAGACGTATATAATTCGTGCGCACCGTTCAAATGCCATGTGGGCCAACGTAGCAATTACCCGGCAACCCGATGGCACTCCAAGGACTTGATGAACTGTACGGAGGGGAAGATGACTAAGAAAGACAAGATGCAGAAGACGATGCACGAGTACAAGGAAGGCAAGCTGCACTCCGGTTCGAAAACCGGACCCAAGGTAAAGTCGAGGAAGCAGGCCATCGCGATCGGCCTCAATCAGAAAAGGAAGGGAAAATGAAAACCTACTGGGACGATCTTCCTCTTGGCGTTGATTTTCCAGCAGAAGCCAAACCATCTATCAATGTAAGTCATATTGACGGACCAGTGTTGACCTTTCGTGACGGACAAATGCACTGGTTGAACTTTTGGGAGCGCTTTCTTTTTTATTTTGGATGGACTGATGCTGAGAGATTGGAGCGTAAACACAGGCCACATCTCGCTTGGTTGTTGGAACGCAGACGTGCTTGACGTAGCTTCCCTCACCCCACTGGAACAGGCGGTCATTCGCC